TGATGAAGTTAAAAATATCAACCTTGCCAACCGTTGTTGTCAGGGAAGGAGTCGAATTATTAGGGAACTTTACAGAAGCAGGCCAAGTGGCCGTGTAGGAACCCGATCCGCCCTGCTTGATGGCGATCAGGAAGTTAGACGTTGTGCCGCTAGTAGCGGGGTTTGAGAACGTGAACGTAGTGCTACCCGTCAGGGTTATATTCACGACGTTGGCTACCGCCATATCAACGGTAAATGTGCCGGTGACCGTTGCGTTTGTTGTGGTAACTTCACGATAGGCAGCAAACGTAGGTTGGGTAACCAGCGCGACAACTGTACCCGTACCACTTGTGGAGTAAGACGTACCCCAAGCCGATCCGGTCGAGTTAGCAATACCAACGCCCGGATACGTTGTGGGGCCGGTTGACCCAGTGGGTCCAGTGGGGCCATCTATGCCGTTAGAGCCGGTTGGCCCAGTCGGGCCAGTTGCGCCAGTGGAGCCGGTCGGACCCGTAGGCCCATCAATACCATTAGAGCCAGTTGGGCCGGTTGGACCTGTGGGGCCAGCAACAGTGCTATTAGCACCTGTTGGGCCAGTTGCACCTGTAGGACCAGTTGGGCCAATAGTAGTAGAGGCTGCTCCAGTAGGACCAGTTGGACCAGTATCTCCAGTAGGACCGGTGGGACCCACAACCGTACTTGCTGCGCCAGTTGGGCCAGTTGGGCCAAAGTCGCCAGTGGGACCCGTTGGACCTACGACACTGCTAGGTGCGCCCGTTGGGCCAGTGGGGCCAAAATCCCCAGTCGGGCCGGTGGGGCCTACAACGGTGCTGGCAGCGCCTGTTGGGCCAGTGGGACCAGTGGGTCCTGTGGGACCAACAACATTGCTTGCTGCGCCAGTTGGGCCAGTGGGGCCAAAATCACCTGTGGGACCAGTGGGGCCAACAACGGTGCTTGCCGCACCTGTTGGGCCAGTGGGACCAGTGTCACCAGTCGGGCCTGTGGGACCAACAACATTGCTTGCTGCTCCAGTAGGTCCCGTGGGACCAAAGTCACCAGTAGGACCAGTAGGACCCACAACAGTGCTAGGTGCGCCTGTTGAACCAGTCGGACCGGTTGGGCCAGTGTCCCCAGTCGGACCAGTGGGTCCGGCAACAGAACTGCCAGCACCAGTCGGGCCAGTAGAGCCAGTCGGGCCGGTGGGGCCTGTTACGCCAATAATACCGGTTGGGCCAGTGGGACCAGTGTCACCAGTCGGGCCTGTGGAGCCGGTAGAGCCTGTTGGCCCCTGCGGACCAAGGCCACCCTGATTACCCTGCGGACCCGTAGGACCGGTCGCGCCATTAGTGCCATTAGCGCCAGTAGGACCTACATTGCCCTGAGAGCCAGTCCCTCCCGTGGGACCCGTGGGGCCTGTAGGACCCGTAGCGCCAGTATTGCCGCCGCTGCCGGGGATACCCTGCGGTCCAGTGCTTCCGGTAGGGCCAGTCGGCCCGGTTGGCCCAGTAGGGCCTGTGGCACCCATAGCGCCAGTGGGTCCCGTAGGAGCCGTAGCAAGGTCGGCAACGTCCTGTGTAGTCGTGCGTACAGATACGCCAGCCTGCACAATTTCCAGTTCCTCGGTTCCCGTAAGGGCAATTGCCGGACCTAGATTCGGGATTTGGACGACACTCATGTCAGCGGACCTGTCTTTGGCACTTCCGTATTATCATATGGCAGGCCCGGATCATTATTACCCGGAGCAATCGGGTTAGTACCCGGCTCCTCATTAAGACCGCCCGGCGGCTCGCCTGTCTGCTGAGTAACGCGGGTTTTATCATCCTCCGTAATACGCCGACTACCACCCGGAACCGGAATCCCAGTAGGATAATTGACCGTATTCTGACCGGAAGTGTACCGGATATTAGTTTCGCTATCCACAAGCCATTCAACGCGCGGGTTCTGAATCGGAACCGGATCAGCCGGAACAACGATAGCGCGAAGCTGCTGTTGGGGAGAGTCGTAACAGGTATTGCAAACTAGAAGCCTGATATTCATCAGGGCAGCGCCGCGCCAGTCAAACTGCCAGCGCAGGTTTACATGGTTGTACCAAATCCCGCACCGGTCACAGACCGCAAAGGCGTTTGGATTGCTTGCGCTTGTCCTTGCCCGTCCAGATTTTGATGCATAGGCCATGGGCTACGGCCTATAATAACCGGAAATCTGCGGGGAAATGTACTGCTGCGCCTGCTCGACGTTCTGGCGGGCGGCAATATCATAGCTTTGATCAGCTACAGCCTTCAAAGCTGGAGCAATCTGGGGGTTCCAGATTTTAGCCAGCCGGAAGGCCAGACCATCAGCAAAGGCTTCCAACCACAGATACGGGATTTCTACTGTCTGGCCGCTGATAAAGTTAGCGTCCTGAATTTGGCGGACCCGGTAATACTTGAGATACTGGGCGCTTGTACCATCCGGCACCGGCCACAAGGTAATCGTGGGAGAAATCAAACGGTCAAACCAGAAGGTAGTCGTGAAGCCCTCCTGCTCCTTATTGGGGTAAGAGGCATATTCCGTGCGCGAAATAGGCAGGATGATGCGGTCAATAGGCTGGCTTGAGCCGTTATCCGTCTGCATATAAGCGTCAAGGATCATGACGGTATTACCGTCAACATTGTACGTTGCCTGCCCCTGCACCAGAGGCACCGAAATCAGATCAACCGCCCATAGGTTAACGCCTTGGTTAGCCCAAGACGCCAGCATCATGTTGGTCGCCATCTTAGCGGCCTGCATATGCTCCTGTAGCAGCGCGGTGTTCCGCATCCCCGCCATATTATAGGCGTAGAGGGTCAGTTCACCGAGGCTAGGGTTGAAGGCATATGTGCCACTTGTAGTCAAACCGGCCCCCTATCGAGTCCCAGCCTGCACAATGGTCAACGTCCAGACACCAGTACCGGCAAGGTAAATACAGATTGCCTTGCACGGAATGGTGAACGCACCACTAGCCGTTGCGTTAAGGTTAGACAAGTTCGGCGCATCAAACCAAGTTGCCGAGGCGGCGGTGTATCCGGCGTCCATGGGGTCATCGAATGAATATTGAACGCTACCGGTGGTACTTCCACTTATTTCCTCAGCAGCAACACCAATGTTAAACGGGTTCAAGAAGTTATCGACCGCGATCACAGCGCGGCCAGCATTAGTCTGAGTTACTGTAATGGGCGTCATTTGCCTTTACCTTTTGTAAGCCCTGCGCGAGCAGCGGTAATGTTATCTACCATATTGGGATATGGCCTCCCGGCAGCGCGGGCCTTTGCCTTAGCAGTCTTAACGCCCTTAACGCTCAAATCTTTGTGCCGAACATTATCTGGAACGGGTTTATCCCAGAAGTTCTTCTCACGAGGTTTTTTCCGGTCAACCATATCAGCACTTAACGTCCCAGCGTTTTAGGGCAAGGTTAATACGACTATTAGGATCATGCGCGGTCTTAGCGGAGGTTAGCTTTTCCTTCATTCCGCACATGCGAGTCCTGAAGTTGTCCCGCCTCTGTGAGGCTGCTGGGCTTTTATTTGCCTCAGCAGCCGTCACAGGACGTTTTATGTTATGGCCTTCAGCACGGAGAGATTGACGGCCCTTTTCGTTCAGGCCACCAGAAGGGCTTTTGCCTTCTTTTCTCGTCCAAGCACCAGACATAATTACCTCAAGAAAGTGGGGGGGCCGAAGCCCCCACACCCCACTAATTATTCCAGATCGGCAGGAAGCCTTGCTTTGAGTTCTTCAACTTGATCTTTCAAAGATTTGTTCTCTTTGAAAAGTTTAGCTGCTTGTCCCATAGCAACGTCTCTCTGACCGGCCAACATATGAACCAGAAACTCAATCTCTGGGTCGGGATGCGTAATCATTAGCTAGTGACGATTTGCCAGTTGCCTGAAGCGTCCACGACGAACAGCTTACCAGCCGTTGAGTCGATGCCAAGCGAACCAATGCCAAGGCCAGAAGCAGTGCCGTCAACAACTGAGGTGACAACTTTAATCACAACATTGCCGTTGGCAGCATCTTTAGCCAAACGGATTTGAGCAATCCCGTAAGGTTGCAGGCCGGACGGAGCGCCCGTATCCAGCATGTTCAAGTCCAAGCCGAAGCTAAAGCCGCTGCCGCCAGTGCTGTTGGTCATCGAGATGCCAAAACCAGCAGTAGCTGTCGTCAAGCCACCGTCGCCGTCGAGGAACGCCATAACCGCCGCGTTGGCAGTCGTCGTCGTGTTGCCAATAACGCCTAAAACGCCCACTTTAGGGTACGTCGAAGCATTGCTGCCTGTGACGAGGTAACGGCCCATCACGCCAATGTAATAATTGGAGGTAGCAGTCAAATTAGAACCATAAACCTGACCCTTTACGCCTTGGGCGCTCGAAGGAGCCGTATTGGTGCTGCTGCCAAAAGGAGAAACTGGGTTGATTGTGCTGAGAACGGCAGCGAACGGGGTCGCCGTATTGGTGCCGGTTACAGTCACATACGGCTGGCTATCCGTGCCAACAATAAAACCATTTTCCGACAGGACCGGACCCGTAAAATGCGTGTTAGCCATTAAAATATCCTCACATGCGAGTTAGGCACATCTGTCTGCATGTCGTCAGCCGGGGCTGTCAGATGCACCGGGATACCCCGGAAAAACCCCCCCACCAGTTTCCCAGTGGAGGGATAATTTAGTTTGAATTAGTCGATTTCCGTAGTCTTGTGACCCTTGGGGGACGTACCCGCATGGGCCGAAGACAGCGGCGACTTATCCGAACCGGCGCGACCGCCAGACTTGCGGGCCTTACGACCAGCGTGAGCCATGGAATTGCCACCATGAACCTTGCCGACACTCTTCTTCTTCGCACGGCCACCCGACTTACGCTCTTCAGCTTCGTCGTTGACATTGCTCTGATAGGTGTAGCGCATGTTCTTGGTCTTCAAGTCCTGCTCATACTCCTTAGTGCCAGACTTAGGGGAGTCCATTTCCCCACCGTTAGCCTTACCTTTGCGACCTTTCATGGGTCTCTCCTGAAAAATGGGGCCTCCCCGGTTAAGGGGAGGCTTACCGATTACGAGGTTGGGAACGAACCGAAGATTGAACGGAAGTTGTAGTAGCCGAACGAATAACGCTCGTAACCCTTCACAAGCAGGTTGTCGGTAACAAAATCGACCTGCATGTCGGTTTCAAACTTTACACGTTCCATATACGACAGACCGTCAATGTTGGTCAGCAAGAACCACGCATAGGGCGAGGTCAGGAAGTCGTTGACCATGTACGATTCCGGCAGACCGCCAGCGGTCATGAGAATCGCATTCACATCATTGTCCGCACTACCCGGACGCAGTTCCGTCTTGCACAGGCGGATAGCAACCGGCTCCAACTGGGGAGGAACAACCAGCTTACGACCACGGGCGAAGACCTTCAGGCCAGCCTGATCTTTGAAGTTCGTGCGGATTGCGATCATCGCATTCAGCAGCGTGGCTTCGTTAAGATCAACCTGAGTTGTTGGCGTATTCGCCACAGTGCCGCCAGTGATCGGATGGTTGAGGGAGCAAAGAGCCACCCCGTCACCGCCAATGGAAGCATTGTAGGTTTCAGCAGTATTCAGGAGGTTCGCGCCGTAGATTTCCTTGGTCTGCTGAAAGGATTCGATCAGGCCGAGGTTGGACGGGTGGAACTGGGTCTTATACAGGTTGTCGTCAACAGCCTTGCGAGTGATCGCGTAGCCGAGGCCGATTTCCGTATGTTCCTGATTGTAGATAAAACGCTCACCAGCGTTATTATCGAACGCAGTCTGACCACCTTCGGTCTTCAACTGAGCCAGACCGAGGTACTGCATTTCGGCAGTACGTTCGAGGGCCATGTTCGAGTTATGCTTGGTGAAGATTTTATCGTACTGAGACGGGATCATCTCGTACTTGCCTTCTACGCCGCGTAGGCCGGGGAGCAAAAGGTCTTTAATCGCACTAAGATTAACAGCCATTGGTCAAACTCCTTTAGCTGATGCCGGTCGGACCAGCGCCATTGGTGCGCATGATCTGGTTGTTGAACCCAACAACGACATGATTGTAAGCAGACTCTGGGTCCGCGCCATTCGCTCCCGGCGGGAACGTAATAAGATCGACTACGATAAACGGATAAGTGACCGTAGTGCCGAGGGCGTTCAGATACGCACCAGACTGACCGGTGCTGGTATTGCCAGAACCGATAGCATACTGAGCGTACTGGCCGACAGGCGAGGTGCCATACACAGACGGACTGCCGCTGATGTTGAACGTCGTGCTGTTGCCCATGACAACAAAGCGAGCATTCGGATCGTCAATAACGTAGACGATGACATCGGTGGTCGAATCCGTACCCGGCCAGTAACGCGACCACACGGTGCGCTTCTGCGAGGTGGACAGGTACTGACAACCAACAAAAACGCCAGCCAAAGCCTGTGCGCTAGAGGGGTTGCCCTGCACGATATAACCAGTCGCACCATTCTGCTGAACGGGGTCGCCAAAATAAATGGCGGCAGCGTTATAGGCAGTGCGGCGAGCAGTCTGGGAGAAAGTCGGAGCGCCACCAGCGCCACCGTAGTATTCTAGAAAACCGAAAGGCGCGTTCGCATTCGCCATGACGGGACTCCTCTTCAGGAGGCCATCATCGCTCATCGTGGCGAAGATAGGGCCGGGGTTAATTATAACCCTCCTCATCGTGGGAAGGTAGGCGCGTATGCGCTTGGGAACAGTATATACTAAATATGGGACTCTCTGTAAACGAATGTGGCCCAACAAAATTCGGCTACTAAATGTACGAAAAGAAACCCACGCCAGTTTCCCAGCGTGGGCTGCTGCAAGGCGTGATTTATCAGTCTTTCGGAACGGGCAGCGGCGCGTAGGACTTGTTGATCTTCGGAGCGGCCTGAGCATGGTCTCGCCCAAACTGACCCTGCGGAGCCGAACCAAGCTGTTCTTCCTTGGCCCGCATCTGCAAACGAGCGCGACGGGCGTCGGCATCCTTAAACTGACGAGTAACCTCTTCAGGACGCTCCATCAGGATCATCCCTTTACGCTCGATTGATTTAGCGGCCCCGATAGGCATCATTTCCGGGTGACGCTTGGCCGGTACAGGCTCCCAGCCAGTACGGTGCAGAGAGGTCATGTAGGCCGGGTCTTCCTGATTGAAAAGCGTGTTGCGCTTCCATTCGTAGGTCCAGCCGTCCGGGGCCTTGGGGGTGCGGAAGGCGTCCTGTCCCTCATCAGCCTGACCAATATTGCCCATAATTTCCTGCGCCCTCTTTGCGGCGGCAGAACGGGGATCGGGTTCGCGCATTTCGGCCCTCATAGGCTGACGGATGGAAACAGGCTCAACAGTCTCAGGGTCAACTTTCCGGGGACGCCCACGGCGCTTTGCTACAGGTTCCATTAGTTCATTTTCCCTTCTTTTTTCAGGTCCATCATGTTTTTGTGGTACTCGGCAGGGGTCATGCCCATCATTTTAGCCATGTCGGCCTGTTCGCGGGTCAGGGTGGCCCGGTTGGCAGGCGTTCCCGTTCCGTTCCCACTGCGGCTCACAGGCGTGGCAGCAGGAGAGGCCCGTCTCTGGGTGGGTGCAGAAGCCGCAGACATAACAGGTTCGGCGTCATAGACCGGCTCTGCCCTTCTGGGGTTCATTTTCAGCGTATCTTCGACGAACTCAAAGTATTCGTCGCTGTCAGCCGGGATTCCGTCTGCCGTGGCGATATTATGGGCCGCAATCATCTTCTGCATCAGCCGGGGATCGGTCACACACTGGGGGTGGGCGCGAACCCAGTCCGCAGAGCGCGGGGAAAGCTGGCTTGCGAACTCCTCAACGGGGTCCATACGCCTTTCCATAGGCTGAACCCGCTGCGGGGTCTGGCTTTCGAGGCTTTCCTTGCCCAAACGAAGCTGGTTTAGCTTCGCAGCCGTCTCCGACATGGCATAAGCGATGTTTGCCGCCTGTTCATTATCCCCGTTAGCCGTCGCGTTAGCATAATTGGCCTTCAGGATTTCCGTTTCGCGGGTCATTGACTCAATTGCACCGTTTACAAGGTGCAAATTGGCCTGATGAACGTCGGTTTCGGCCTTTGCAGCGGTATTGCTGCTCTGCCTAGCCCGATTTTCGGCCTCATACCGGGCAGCACGCTCGGTCTCAATCTGCTTTTTCAGGTCCGCAATAGCCTTTTCATGGTTTGAAGCACTAGCTTCTACCGGTTCAGGCTTTTCTGTGATCTCAAGTTCAAGTTCGGGCTGGGTCTCCGTGGCTTCCGGGGCCTCCAAAACAACCTCAACCTCTTCTTCCTTTTGCTTTTTTGCCATTTTAATTGGTCCTTTCACCAAATCTTGTCAGGTACGTCGATCTTCCCGCGCACGGAGGTGTCATCCAGCATCCGGCACAGGACGCCATTGACGGTAATCGGCCAGCCATCTGAAGGCCGGAACACGATCCAATCGTCCAGTTCAATGTTCATGTCCTTGAACCACAGGCTGTCATCACCCTCGAAAGCAGCCGGACCCTTCTTCAGGACTAGGCCGACCTTCGACTGGTATTGGTCTTCGGCGCGGTGAGCGTCTGGCAAGAAAATGCCGCTCTTGGTCTTTTCCGGCCTGACATAGACAGCAATCAAAATCTGGTTGTTATAGATTTCAAAGCTATCTGTGTTCCCGATTTGTTCTTTTAGAACTACTTTCGGGTCTGCGTCGTGTTCCATCATTCTAGGAGGCATAGGTATCCCTTTAATACTTAGCGGTTGCGTTGTTCGGATGCTTCTTGGGCTATTTCGATCATGTCTTCCATGTCGTTTAGAGCCGCGATTTTCCCCATCAGATACTTAAAATCAGCTACATTTTCGTAAGAGTTAACTGACAAATTATCCTTTAAATCCAATATCCTATGAGCAATCAGACGCTTTAATTCGCGCTGAAAAACCGTATCAATTGTTTGCATGAAACCCCTTTATCAAGCAAAAAAATGGGCCGAGGTTTCCCCCGGCCCACTACATATAGTTACTAATTACCAGATTGGCAACTTAGACCGGCTTGACATACTTCTTCTTGGCAATCTCGATCTTCTCAAGGCGACCAAGCCCGCCGCCAGAACCAGCGTCCATATCCTCGTAGGAACTATAGCTGCGGTGACCGACCTTGCCGCCAGACTTGCGCGGCATCGGCGGCATACCCGGAGGCGGACCACCGACCGGGGGCATACCGGGGGGCATTCCACCCGGCGGCATTCCCGGAGGAGCGCCCATCGGCGGCATCGGGGGCGGCGGGGGCGGCATTGGACGGGGCGGCGGGGGCATCGGAGCGCCCGGAGCCGGAGGCTGGTTGTCCATCTTGTGCGGGTTGATGATGATGTTGATGTTGGTCTTGCCGCTCTTCTTGGACTTGGGAGCGTCATCATTCATCGCATTCAACAGGCCACCACCCGTAGCGCGGGCAATACGGCCACCGGTCGGACGGGTGCCGCCAGTGTAGTTGCTGCCCTTAACGGTCATAGCCATGCCGCCACGCTTCAGACCGCTCTTATCTTCCACCCTGTCCATCAATTCGTCTTCGGTCATAGCGCGGGGTTTGCGGGTAGTCATGCCAGCAGTACGCTGGCGGTGTCCCAGAATGGTCTGGGCATCATTCATCTGGTCCAGATACTTTCCTTCGGCAGAAGAATTGACACCCTTCATATTGCGGGCAGCTTCAGCCGCATCCTTGGAAATATACCTCAGTTCCGCATCTGATTTAGAATGATACGGGTGTCCCGAAAGGGGGGTTCTGCCACCACCGGCCTTCTTAGCCGTGCCGCCCTTCTTCAGCTTCAGTTCCGAATGCTTGCCGCCGTGTTCAGCCTTCTCATGCTGGCGGAACGCCTTCTTGATCAGCTTCTTGTCCTGCGCTTCGTCAACCTTGCCACCAGCCTTGCGGCCCATACGCGCGGGCGGAACATACGCTTCGCCTCTGGGACCGGTGACCAGAGGGCGACGGCCAACAATGTCTTCGCTGCTCGCGGGCAAACGGTCCAGAGGGCGCGACGTAGCATTGCCACGGCGGACCGACTCAAGAGCGTTCTCAGCCTGTGCCGCCTTGCGGGCCTTCATCATCTGCTCAATGCGGGCAAAGTCAGCAGCAACAGTGCCGCCTTCCTGATAACCGCCGCAGGCCTTACCGCCACGCTTGTAGGGGTTAGGCTGGTTGGTCATGTTCAAGCGAGCGCGGGGAACGATGCCCAGACGGGGATCGCCAACCGGGGCGTTCATGGAGCCGCCGTCCATCTTGCCAGCGCGGCCACCCTTATTCAGACCGCCAATATGGGGCCTGCCAAACTCAGAGGCATTGGCCTCCTTGACGTTGCGATTGACCTTGGCGTTGATCAGGTCGCTGATCTTGCCGCCGTCCTTGCGGGCCTTGCGACCGGCGTTCGGCGTACTGGCGCAGCCTTCGGCCTTCATGCCGACCTTGCCGCCACGCTTATAAGCGCGGGGAGAAATCGGACGCAGGCCAGTCTTGGCCCCCGTGTTCATGGGTTCTTCAGGCTCCCAGCTAGAGGCGTCAACCTTCTTGTGGGGGTCAGTCGTAAGGCGCTTGGCCTTCTGCTTCATTGCGGCCCGTGCGGCCTTTGCCATCTCAGACATTACAGTTCTCCTTAGAGGGGTTAATCCCGACGTTGATGTTGCCTTGCAAGAAACACGGCAGCGGGCAACGTCGCGCCGGATTTGGATGTCAGTTTAAGAGCCTGCTCGACAGCAGAACTTCTGGCAGGAGGTACGAACCCGCCAGTTTTCCGAGGGAGGCCCTTGGAAATTGTTTCCCGCATTGCGGGGGTGATCTTCAGGGAGGGTACAGCCTTCAGACCCTTGTAAAGCAGATCACGGTGGGCAACGGCCTCCCCATGCGTATTGAATGGACCGGCCTCCATGTTTTTTGCGTCCGGGTCATCCCGCTTATCGCCAGTAGCCACATGGTACTTGCCCGTTACCGCGTGTTTGTAAACATCAAGATCAGCTTCGTAGGGCTTAACTTTAATGTAATCAGTGCCAAACTCAGCGGTATGTCCAATGGACTGCAATATTTTCTCAAGCCGTGACGGAACAATTTCTCCGTAATACTTGGTCATACCTTTCAGTCTTTTGGCGTCATTCTCTTCATCATCTTCTTTATACCGTAGCGCCTGCTCTTCACCGGGCGTCCAGATTAGCTTGTCATGACCACCGCGAGCGGCCTCTATCAAGGCCCGCTTCAGAGCAAGATCAGTCCACTTATTGGTAGTACCAACATAGGGGCCTTCAGGAGTTTTAGCTTTGAAGCCGCTATTAAACTTATCCATCGCAACATTGTATTTGCTCTCCGCCACTTGAAGCTGGTCAGGAGGAGCGCCAGAGCCGTGAAGGTCTAAATAGTTCTTATGAAGGGCAAGCATTTCATCGCGTAATCCGCGCAGTTCTTCGTCAGTCTTTTTAAACCCCCGCTTGCCATCCTGACCCCAGTCGCTCTGCACCTCTTCTAGATGGAGAGCCTTCTCATTGGTCTGAGGCAATGTCCGGTCAGACATGCGGAGATGGGCTACGACATTGGGATGATCTTCCCAATGCAATGTTCTGTACCCACCCTGTACGGTGAACGGATCATCGCGCCGTACTGTTCCGCCAATTTCGTTTGCCCTTGCCGCAGAACTTTCCGGGTTGTCGTATGTGCTATCAACATGCCCGTCGGCTCGAATAACTTTGTGCCGATACTCGGTATTTATTGTGGGCGGCAAGTGCAGCAGGACTTCGCGGTAATTCTCACCGCCGGGGATGGTGTACTTATGGTATATGGTAGGTTCTCCACTGCCGCGAGTGTGGAACTGACCTATAAAATCTGGATCAGTTGCTTTTTGTTCATCAAAATCTTTTTGGGTTTCTTTTAGATGCCAATTTCTAATTTCAGAATTAGCCGTTTTAAATTCTTTTTCATCTTCAATATCGCCAGATTGCGCTGCACGTTCTGAGGCCCGTTTTTCTAACCACGATGAAATTTTTTCTTTATCTTCTGTAATTCCACCCTTGCCGCCAAGCTGGGTCTCTTCCAGCTTCGGGGCATTGGTCTGGAAGTGCTTAACCAGATCGTCCTTTGACACAATTGGCTGACCGGCAAAAGCCTGATCTGCACCGGACCACTTCATGGTCTCCTGTGTACCCGGAACCTTCTGGACCATAGACATCATCTGCTGCGGCGTACCCTTGGCCTGCGGGATGCCCTGCGCGGCCTCTGCAGCGGCGTTGTAGAAGCCAGATTGGTCTAGCTGGCGGTCACCTTCTACAGGCCCGCCATAGGCGTACTGGGCGGGACGCTCGCCCTTAGCCAGCGGGGCAGATTCCGGGCCATTGAATATGTGGTAATTATGAAACTGCTGCGCGGCGTAGTCTGGGTGGATTTTCTGCCGCCCGTGATTAACTGCGCCGCCGTCAGCCCTGCCCTCACCGCCTTGCGGGGCGATCTCCACCCTGTAGTTGGTCGGGAAGGTAGGCCTCGGGAGGGATTTACCATCTTTTTTCACGCCGGGGCTTGGACCCTTTACAGGGGTCTTGGTCGGCAGACCGGTCCTTTTGTTCGGGACCATCTGAACTTGCGGGTCGTAATGAACGACAAACCCATTGGAGTCCTTGTAGGCGTTATCCTGCTTGCCCGTTTTATTCAGGTTTTGCAGGCCAATGATAACCCCATCGGAACCTTCAGCCTGCTTGTCCAAGGGCCTGTAGTCGTGCGTCGTACCGTCTACAACCCGGTAAGTCTTATCAGTCTCCCGGTCGTAAACTTCCCTTGGGAGATGCTCCTTATGGCTAAACACCATCGCAACATTGCTGCCGGTATCTAAGCGTTGACGCATCTGTTTCCAGTTTTGATGCTTGTTCTCTACGCCCTCGGTCAGGCCATTGACGGAAGAGTTCCCGCCACCCGGCTGGGATAGGCCAGTAGACGAATAGGTGTAGTGGTGATTGGGGGCAATCGGGTCGTAGTTCATCTTCGTGTAGTCGTAGAAGTCTACGTCCGGGTTTGCTTTGATCAGGGATTCATGCACCCGTGGGTCAATGTCTGAGAGGACGTTAAGCCGGACCGCCAGCCTATTACCCCGCATGGCGGCTGCTTGTTTGGCGTTCTGTATTTCGCCGTGAAGCTGTACGGCCAAGGCCCCCGGCTCGCTTAGGAAAGCCTGCGTCCTGTTCTTGCTGTTCTGGCGGGGCCACCAATCTTCCTGAGCGTAGTTGCCAGACGTTACGCCTAAGCACTCGTCCTTACAGATCGCACTATTGGGGCAGACCTTGAACTTGTTATGCTCATAGGCCGGGGCGAGCGGCATACCTATGGTTTCAACACCAACACCACCCTCCAATTGAAGGGGGGCCTGAGCGTCATATCTTGGACCAGCCTCATACCCTGCGCTGGCCTTTTCCAGCTTGGCGTTCATGGTCAGGAACGGCTTCACAGCGCCATTCTTTTCCCGTCCAACATACGGGGCCAGCTTGTTAGCTGCGGCCTTGGAATTGGCTACCTGCTGCATGTAGGGCAAAGACAAGTGCTGTTGGAGCGCGTCGGTAGTCTGGGCGGCTAGGTCCTTTGACGTAATCTGCTTGTCCGGCGGGGTAACCGCAAATTCGTATTGTTTGCCGCCATAGGCAAATACAGTCTTGGGACCGCTAGTTACTGGCGCTGGCATGGGCGCGACATCATCAATCCCGCCGCCGTCAGCCTTGCCGACGCGCCCGCCCATAGCCTTGGCGATCATGATGGCCTTACGGGCCTCCTTACATGCCTGCGTCCTGCCGCCAGTAGCGCGTTGCATGGCTTCACCACCAAAGAACCGCCAGATAGGATTCACGATGTTACTTGCTCCCCAGTCAGTCACGCGCCCCTGCTGGGCGACGGCATTTAACCCTCGGTTGCCGGTGTCCCCAGCCTGCGGGATAGCGTTCGTTCCGGTCAGTATGGTGTTTGCAAGATACCCCAAGGGAGCAAGAGGGGTTGCCCCTAGAGCGGAGAAGCCCGTTTGGAGCGCATTGCCAGCGGAAAAATTGTCCGGGGCAGAGAAATAAGAACTTTGCTTACCGGGAAGTGAGTCACCACCAAGGCTTCGCGCCGCGCCCATACCCTGCGTTTGAGCCGCTTGCGTAACTGCGTCCATGCGGGCCTGATTTGCATCTACCGGAGCAAGCGCCCCGATATTTTCCGGGCTGTACATGCTCTCTATTTTGGAGATTGCAGCGTCGGCAGCAGCCTTTTTACCTTCTTGGTATGAAGCATTTGCCTGAGCAATGCCGGGGCCTTGGCTGCTACGCTCCGCAGCCCTAGTGCCAATCTCACCCGGCATCACATTGCCGCCAAGCGTATCCATCCCACGGGTCCACGGATTGTTAAGGATGTATTCGTCGCTAGGGCTACCGAGATCGGTATTCTTCATATTCTCCCAGTCACGGGGGTCCCAGCCAGAGGGAACGCCGTCAGCACCCGTAGTCGGGGCAGCTTTGGCCGGGGCAGTCCAGCCTACCGGGTTACCGAAATCATCAACAGGGCGCGACCGTGCGTAATCAAATCCTTTAAACTCCGGGGACCAAGGCTGAAGTTCTTTGATATTAGACGTAGGACCGTATGCCTGCATAAGAGACCGGGTTGCATTAGGGTCTCCGCCATCGGCTATTGCGCGATTGTACTCGCTTAGTTGGTCTATAGTAGCGGTTGGGAATTGCTTTTTAAGCGCAGTAACTTCCGCAGACATTGGAACAACCTTGGGCTGGACCCCGACAGCCGCCAGCCTCTGGGGGAGCGCGTTAGGTGTGTATGGGGCGTAGCCAGTACCGCTTACCGGGCCAGACTCCTGCATCCGGGGGATAGCAGCCATCATGGTCTGCGTGGCCTGTGTGTTCTGCGGCGCTGACAGGGTGGGCATGGCCTTCATGCCGGGGAAACCGCCTACAGGGGCAGCAATAGGACCGCCTTCGGCCTTGGCAATGCCGCCCTTAGCGTAGCGGTTCTTGATGTCTACATGGCTTGGGTCGAAAACAACATAGTTGCGCGTTCCTTCTCCCTTGGCGCGAGAACTTTGATCTAAGTATTTAATGCCGGGGATACCAGCATCTTGCATTTTTTTGGAAAGCGCCCGCTGCCCTGCGAGGTCCGTACCATAATCGGTCAGGGCGCTGTGCAACACGCTCCCGGTCGGCTCGCTCTCTTTATTGGGAAGCGTCCCATCCCGCCACATTTCAATTTGTCTCCGGGTGCGGTTTCCCGGTTTCAAATGAGACAGGTCAGCGTTGCGGGCCATGTCTTGAACGATTAATGGCTGCTCACTCAGCGGCTTATCCCAATCAAGAAAATGATCTGGATGCGCGTTGATAGCGACTTCATACATATGCCCAGCTTTAGGCACATTAAACTTTGAGCGGTCTAAGGAGTTTGCAAACTTTGTATATTCAGGCCATCCAAAGTCTTCAGTATTAGCCTCAGATATTGCGTTGTCGGGATGCCAATTTGTCATTAGCTTTTCCCAGAAACCAGCCTTTGCATTTAAGCGAGACATTTCAGGGCCGCTAATCCTTCTGCGGTCAGCAACATCTTTTGCAGCCATAGCCTCATTATAATGATGCGATATTGGCTTTCCGTCATATGTTGTCTCATCTGGATCAATGCCGGAATTAACATACCTATATGTATTTGCTACTTCTGGATTTTCGGCAAAATAATGCCCATGCCCGTAAGCCTGTGCGCCCTCGCCCGATCCAATAAACTCATCCTTATATCGGCCAAGGGGATAATCCGGCTCTGGCTGTATTAGGTTAGGGGAGCCTTGATAAGCCTTAATTGGCATTACGACCTCCCGTAAATATTGGAGTGCCGTGAATTTCCTCACGAACATGAAAGCCGGGGATGCTCAGGGCAGGATGACGGGATTTGACCTCCCCGCCTTCGGCCTTGGTGATGTCAGGGTTAGACGGGTCAAACTGGCCGCTGTTGCCGGTGGCGGATTTGATTTGGGCCGGGTTTGACAGGGCAACCCAAGTATTGCCTCCGATACAAACGCTGTCATGACCAGCTTGACGCAATTGATCAAATAAAATGCCCTGACCGCGCTTATAATTTTCTTTAGCTAAAGAATATGTCAGATCGCTAAATTCTTTGGGGTCTTCGTAAACTTTAGGGTTCTTGGCGCTTAGGTGAACCGGAACAACGCGAGAGGCGGTATTTGTAGGCGTAATATTCCGCCCCCAGTCACTCTTATACCCTTGGCTATCATTTTCTTTGGCATACGATGATGCATCATCCGTACTTGTCGTAAACCACGCGCCGTTTTTAGGGATATTAAACTTCTTAAAGTCGGCGTCCTTGGATGTACCATGATACAACACTGGCGGAGCCACACTGCCTTCCATATGACGCGCAAGGTT